GGTTCCCTTAAGGTTCAACTACAGGATTATCTATCGGTTTATCCTATCGGTTTAGGCTATAAGTGATGTTGTTTATCCATGTATAATAACTCCTCATATTAAGCCTATTACATAGGTCAACCATGAGGTTCACCTATAGGTTCGCTGGTTTTGGCCTCCCTCCTAAAGCCAGTGTTAATTACCACTGATCATGGATTAACCAAGGCAGGGTCTACATTTTCAGCCACCCCGAGACTGCTCGAGATCGCCATGACTTGTTCCCTGGAAGGGTCTTCCCCGATGAGAGACTATCGGTCCCAGCGATACACGCAAGATCGAACCAACTTCCAGGTGTCAAGTCGTTATGCCATACTCTCAACTCCTGATCGAGGAGGTCGGCCCTTCTAGCCTCCATCTGCTTCTCGGCGTCGGCATTCATCTGGTCGACCCAATAGGCCACACCAATAGCCACACAGTCGATCCTGTCGTCATGGGTCAGAGACCCTTTCTCCTTGGTCAGACGGGTCATCTGGTAGAAGAGCTGGTACTTCAAGGCCACTTCAGGCGAAAGGTTCTTGGTGGACTCGAAGTCCCACCTGATGACCTCCTTATCGACCACCAGTCGGTGCTGGTTCATGACCGGCTCCAGGGTGTCGATGATGCGCTTCTCCTTCTGCTTGGAGTGCTTCACCTCTTCGATGGTCACGGGGTAATGACGGACGAAGTAAGGCTCGATGAGCTTGGTGAACATACCGTCACCGAAGTTGGCCTCGATGACCACTTTGTTGACCTGCTGGGCCTTTGCTAGCCTGACGATGTCCTGAAGGGTCTCCTCACCGTAGCCGTCACGGTACGCTCGGAGGGCCGTCAGGTAGAGGTAGCCGTTCAGCATCTTGATGACGCAGACGGCGCACTCGTCCTTGCCTCGGCCAGAGGGGTCGATAGACATGACTGACCCGGAGTACGGGAGCCACTGACCTTGAACCGCCATCGGCCCGTAGAACTTGTCTCCGTTGAAGCCGACACAGGGGATGTCGTTATGGACCAGCCCAGGAGCTGCGGCCCAGATGGGCTTCTCCGGGGCGTCGGTGGGAGAACAGTGCATGACGATGAGATCAGAAAGTCGGAGCGGGTAACGCTCGGCGTCGGAGAGCTTGGTATCCAACATGAACTGGAGTTGGAAACCGGAGCGACCATAGGACAGTTCACGCTCGAAGAGGTCCTCCTCAGAGAACCGCTTGGGATCTGTGGACTTACCTACCAGGGCTGGATTGGCCTCCAGCATGTTGGCAATGAAAGGAGCCAGCCGGTCACCATAGGCGATCTTCTGCTCCTCGTTGGGGAAACGGGCAGGCCAGATCCTCACCTCGTAGCCACGGTCAGGCAGGATGTTGTAGAGGCTCTGCTCGGTCTGGGGAGTGCCCAGATAGGTGATCGTACCACCCGGCTTCAGGATAGCGTCGAACTCCTTCACGGCCTCGGAGAGTTTGTCCCTCATGGCTTGGGTGAAGGCGTTGTTCGGAACCTCGATGTCGTCCGGGATGATCTCATGGGCACGGCTACCGGCCAACTGGGAGAAGATACCCTTGGACACCACGGAGGGCGCATGGTCAGCACGGGCAGGACCAACGTCGAAGGCCACCTTGGAGCACCGCTGCTCGGAGGTTGGCATCAGGCACTGGAGGAGTGGGACCTCCTGGATCAACCTCAAGGTGAACGTCGTGAAGTTATCGGCTCGGTCCTTCGATGCGGACACGATCATGAACTTGAGGTTCGGATCTTGTCGGAGCCGCCAGAGGACGTAGGCCGAAGTGATCCAGCTTTTCCCTACTCCACGGAACGCTTGGATGATCTTACGGCGTGGGCCGTACTGGAGGTAGTTGGCGATGTCGAGCTGGACCGGCGTGGGATCAGGCAGTCGAAGGTGACGCCAGATCATGGTGAGGAAGACACGAAAATCTTTGAGCTTTTCGGGGATTGGAGTGAAAAGGGACGATGAACTCATAGGCTCCTTCCAATTGTGTGTGGAGGTTCACAGAGAGAAGTGAAGTGATAAGATTGTGTGTGTGACCCATCTGTAAGGCTCGATGGCTCGGCAGAGCCTCGCTAGGATGCCCTAGGAGGCACGATAGGACAGTGGGTGGTATGATTGGTCATCTTCCGTACAAAGTCGATTAGAGAGGCTTATACGAGGCCGTAGGATGCCCTAGAACCGCTTCTAGCCTTGAGCTATATAAAACCATTCCTAGCTCTCCAGACAGGCCTTAGAAACGATCCTAGAGGCTCCTAGGGCAAGACAGGCTCGTCCTGTCGGACTCGCATGGTGAGGTGTTAGGACAGGAAGCGGCAACCTGATACATCATCGTCCATCTCGTCCGAAGACGGGAGGGAATCGAGGATGCTCTTCATGGTGTCATTGTGCTCCGGGAGGCACTCGATGCCATTGTCCTTCAAGAACGCCCTAATGACGTTCAGGTCGGCAGCTGTACATTCGCCGGACTGGAGCTTCGCCAGGAGCTGCTGAGCGAACGCCTCATGTAGGGCTCCCAGGAAGCTCTCAGTGGCTCTTTTACCAGGAGTGGCCATATCTCTCTCTCAACCTCCAGATTTGAATTTGAAGTAAGCACCTACTGCTCCCACAAGCCCAGCCCAGGACAACCTCTCGATCCAACGAGTGGATGCACTCCGGTCCTCAAGGCTGCGGATGCGGGTCTCATGATCTTTGATCAGCTCAATGAGAGCTTCCAGTTTGGTGTTGGCTTTGGCTTGGGAAATGATGAGTTCGGTGAGCTGTTTGAGGGTTTCGTGGATGCCCTTGATGGCTTCTTCCAGGGAGGTGAAGCGAGGGCCTTGGTTGCAGTAGTGGTTGTTACTCATCGGGGCGTCACCTCGTCAGGCCAACGGAAGACGGGAAGCTCGGCCAGGAGTTCATCCACAGTAGGGATCTCTCTGGTTCCGGCCTGGACCTCTGCTATGATCTCGAAGCCTTTGGCCCAGCAGGCATCACGCCACTCGACACCGGCCTGACCTTCAGCGGCAAACTTGGGGTCTGTGGAGGTGGCGTAGGTGCAGAGGGACAGGATACCATCGTAGTTGCGCTCACGGGCCTTGGCGTCCATGTGACGCTGGATGGCGTCGGTGAACGTCTTCTGGACATCTTCTGGTGACGGATCAGGGGCGACATAGGGAGCGACAGGGCCAAAGTCTCCAGCGAGAGCACGAGCATAAAGCTCTCGTCCATGTTCCGTGATGTCGTCAGGGGTGGCATGGAACGGTACAAGCCCGATTCCATCAAAGTTTACTGTAAGTTCAATACCGCCGTGCGCGGTAAATTTTGGATTAGAGACCGTTGTGTAACGCATATCATCCTCTGTTATGCAATACGCTGCCAAAGTGTTGCGTATAAATTTACATCTGTCTTACCAAGAGCGTATCCAAGACACCTCCACGTTCCAATCAAAGCATAGCTGTAGACACGTAATCCTGATCCTGATGTAATTCCTGCTGGTTTTAGCTCAGAGCCAGATATTAGTCCTCCAGGCGCTACGGTTGTTGGTGACAAGTTGATTGCCCAGCAAAAGCTCCCGAGGTTACTATGTCCAGTATCTGATGCTGTTACTAAATGTCTCCATGGCTGCCAAGCACCATCGATCTTATATCTCACATACCACTCCTGATCAGCGGTGAATCTACAAACACGCTGACAGATCCAAAGATCGTTATGTTTGATCACCTCGCCCATCAGCCATTCAGCGTATGGGCCATTGGCCGCTCCTTGGCCCATATACCAACCATTCTCTGTGGCAGCATTCCAATCGGTGATGAGGGTGCAGGTACCACCAAGACGAGAAGGAAGCCATCCCTCCGCAAGTTTTCCATCACTCCCAGTAACAGGAATGCGGTTGGCTGCTGGGGTTAATTGAGCGTGATAGCCATCCAATGTATCAGCATTGAGTGTTGGAAACCACCCAGCATCCAGTTGACCGTAAGCATCCGCGACGGGAATCTTCGATGCCCCCGGTGTTTGGGATGCGGTGTAGCCGTTGAGGCTTGACGCCTCCATTGGAGGGAGCCAATCAACTGACAATTTCCCAGCAGCGTCAGCCACAGGGACTGTGTTGGGGTTGGGTGTCTTGGATGCATGGTAGCCATCCACTTTGTCGGCGTTGGTAGCCGAATCAGCAGTCGTCGCAGAGGTTGCGGTATCAGCACTTCCGGCAGTTGTGGCATAATCCGCATTCGTGGCGTGACCGGCTTCCGGGACATAGGATACTTCAACCGTAGGGATGAAGCCGGAAGGAAGCTTGCCGGTTGCATCTAGGGCCGGGAGTTTACCGGAGTCATCAGCTCCTGCAGGGGTCACTGCGACAGTCTTCACCGCAGCATCTCCCAAGCCCAAGTTCGCCCTGGCAGCAGAAGCTGTCGTTGCCCCGGTCCCACCTTTCGCCACAGGGACGATGTTCTCGGTTGCTACAGATCCCAGGCCCAGGTTTGTTCTGGCCCCTTCAGGAGTGCTGGCTCCGGTTCCGCCCAAGGTGATCGGGAGGATGGAGCTGATGGTCTTCACCGTGGCGCGGATGAGTTGAGAGACCTTGACCCACTTGGAGCCAATCCCGGCATCCACCTCGGCATCCGTAGCGGTCATCTCCGGGTGAGCTGAGGTCGAGCTTTCGTGAGCCTTGGAGGCATAGGTTGTGTCGTGATTGTGATTTTCCTTGGCGAGGGGATGTCCACCGGCAGTGACGCCATCGTGGACCACAACGGTATTCTTGGTGGTGTCGACGGTCAGCTCGCCGACGAGGCCGGTGAATTCGGCATGCTCGGCGGTGGTTCCCCGCCGGCGTTGAATGGCTTTGGACATTAGACGATTCCTCCATAGTCGAGCGAATCATCAGGGACGTCAGCGATCATGCCATAGTCCGTGAGGTTCGCCAGTTGAGCGTAATTTGCGGCCAGCCCTGCCGATCCTGCCGCAGCGTCGGCGTAGGACTGACAGACGGCCTCGACGTTTCCTATGTAGGTTGCAGAGCTGGCAGCGGCATCAGCCGAAGCAGCAGCATTGGTTTCAGCCAGAACCGCCCTGTCCTTGGCGGCGATAGCGGCATCCCGTGCAGTGAGTGTTGTGTCCCTGGCTTGCTGGGCTTCCTGGCTGGCCTGACGAGCCGCAGCTGCTTGAGCCTCAATCACAGGTGCCAAGGCGAGGATCTCATCCCGTGCCTCGACAGCTACCTGTCTGGCGTTGGACAAATCAGCGGCGATTCCGTTGACCGTGGCCTCGGCAATGAGAACTCGGTCCCGCGCAGCCAGGGTGATGTCCCGTGCAGTCTCGGCCTGTTGTGCGGCCTGGGAAGCGGTCGTCCCTACCGACGCCAGGAGGTCATCGATGTACTTCTTGGTTGCGGCATCGGAGGGGTTGATGGGGTCAGCGAGGTTGATAATCCTCCACCAACGGGCATCAAAGTTCTCGCCCTCCGGGTCCACCTGGATGGCGGTGTTCACCTTGTCGTAGGCTTCCTGGACCACGAACAGGAGCTGGAGGGTCTGCCGGTCCAAGTCGGAAGCGGTCAGGATCGAGCCGTCCGTGTAGTCCACTTGGGCCTTGTCCTTCGGTGTCTCCCGCTTGATCGTGACCAGAGAGCCTAGGGGAGGTAGCGGGTCCAGGACAATAAAGCCTGTTCCCTGCCACGTATACGGAACCTCACCACCATCGACGTACACTTTGACATGCCGCTTGGAGATGAACGGAAACGGGACTGCATATGTACCGCTGGTCCCATTTGCTTCGTAGATGGCATAACTGTACGCCATAGATATTCCTCATCAAACGCAAGAAGGCGTCCCATAGCGTGAACACTACAGGACGCCCTCATGTGCGTGTTTCTTGTTTCATGGTTAGTACTGGAGAAGGTTGGCGAACTGCTCCTCGGTAGAGCGCGTCAGTGCTCCTTTCTTGACGGCTGTGTTCTTCCTGCGGGTTGCTTCCACCTTGGCGAGGAGATCCCGGTCCTCCCGGAGGAGCTGCTTCTTGGCAGCGTTCCGGTAGGCCGTGATGATCTTCTTGACGACCTCAGCACGTGGACCACCTTCCATTCCAAGCGGGGGATCATCGAATCGTTCCCGGTTGATGTCGTACTTCTTGGACTTGAATAGCTCATCCAACCGCTCGTACAGCGTCTTGCCCTGGAGCTTGATCGTTCCGTGCAGCTCCAGGAGCCTGGAGTACTGCTGCGGTGTTAACTCGTTGTTGCCATATATCCTGCGATCCGGTGCGCCAGGGATGGCCTTACCCAGTCGGAGCAGCTCGTCAAAGACAGGATCGTTCTTGTCCTGCCCCACCATGACGTAGTCGATGGGCTTGCCGGTGACCCAGTTCCGTTTAGCCGGAAGGTCGTCCGACATGCCGGGGATGGTGTTCATCATGTAGTCCAGCAGACCACGGGCTTCACGCATGTGGTCGTCAGCTATGTCCATACGGATGTTCCGCATCAGCCCGGAGAACGGGAGATGCGAAGCAGCCAGGCCCTTGATGTAGCTCATGGCGTTCCTGTCCGGATCCATGATGGCCTGGAGCGCATCAGTGATGCCCTTCAGGTAGGACTTGGATGTCAGGTTGTGCATTAGGGCGATCATGGCGTGAGCGGCAACATCAGCCGCATCTTCTGTTTCCAGCTCATGGAGGGTCCGGTTGAGGTCAGCAGCCATGCCCAGGAACATGCCGATGGGGTCGAGCCGGTTGTACGGGTAGTACTTCCCATCGATCTTCACGGACCAGGGCTGCCAGCCAGTGGCCCGGAGCTGCTCCAGTTCCTTCTTGTCCTTGGGCGGTGCGCCGGTCAGCATCCCGGAGTTTGCCAAGCTGATGCCTGTGATCCAGAGCATCGAGCCAGTGGCAAGCTGCCCTTTTGCGATAGCGGCTGCTTCACCACCCTGGGCGATGGCCTCCTTGTACCGGCGGGTCAGGTTGGCGATGCCGGGAGTGTGGGCCACGAAATCCCGGAAGATGTTCGTGGGTGTCCTGATGAACGGCATGACGATCCTGAAGGTGGGATGCTCGGCAGCGAGCCTCTGGAGACTTTGCCCGTACCCATAGCCAAGGGCCTGGGTCCATGTTGTCTCCTGGGCGTACCGGAGGCTGCTGTCGGAGATCTTCTGCATCCGCTTGAGCTTGGCCTCGACGTCAGGCGGGAGCTGACCTGTAGGTGAGTTGGCACGGGCACTGGCCTCAACAGCGTTGAAGTCCACGGCTCGGCCTCCCTGCTCAAAGTAGGTGTCCATCTCCTGCATGACCCATCGGGCCATGACGTCAGGATCACCGTTCCGGCCAAACTTCTCCAGGGCCTCGGTGTGCAGCTTGGCGTAGAGGTTGGACCGGAAGTTGAGCTGCTTGAAGAACTCATCCCCGGTCAGGAGGAACCTGGAGGGGAGCCTGATGACTCGCCCAAGGTACTCCATGCTTCGGGCCACAAGCTCCTCCACAGGGGAGAGCTGGGCTGCATCGAGGTCAGCGATGGAGGCACCTTTCATTTTCCTGGAGGAGAGCATCATCCGTTTGATGTTCTCGTAGCTGATCTGGTGGGATGGCGCATCGAAGACCGAGTGGCCAGCATCGAGAATGTTGTTCTCGATCATGAAGGCTTTCTTCGCGCAGCTGATGGCGTCGCCGAAGAACTTCACCATACCGGTGTAAGCCTGGAGACCCTCCCGGATCATGGTACTGTCGAACGTCATCGCACCGCCGATGATCTTCTCGGCTGGCATCATGATGCTCTTGATCGAGTTGCCGGTAATGTTGACGATCTGTGTCTTGTACCCGGACAGGAGGGAGTTCATCCAGTACTCGGTGTAGAGACCCCACTTGGAGCCGTTGAACGCCTTGTTCATGAGCCGGGAGACAACGAGAGGATCGCCACCGGCCATCCGCACGATACGGGCCGTCTGCTTGATCTTGTTCGGATCGAGGCCGTTCCGCACCATGTAGTCCCGGATCTGCTCCTCGGTCATGTTCCTGATGTCTTCAGGACGGATGGTCCGCTCGGCGGCTTCCTGGGCCACATCACCTGCGGTATCTGCCCCGACCTTCATCTTGACGTCCGGGAGGTTGCCGATGTTCACGGTCATCTTCTGCGAGCTCAGGCCACGTCCCCAGCCGGTACGCATGTCGGCCACGGCGATATGAAGATCTTGGACGTCCTTGTGCAAGAGGTGGAACATCACAAGATCCTTTAATTGGTGACGTCCGGTGTCGATTATGGTTGCGATCCTGGTGGACTCCTTGACTAGTGCACCAAGGGTCATCCTTGCGACGTAGGTCTCACGGGCCAGCTCGGCCAGCTTCTTGGCTCCGCTCTGGGCCATCTCGATGATCTTGTCCGTGTTGAAACCAGCCCTGGTGAGCATGTCCACCGATTCCCGGTAGATGGTCTCATGGGCTTCCTTTCCCTTGGACTTAACGGTCTTGTCAAACAAGGCGTCTGCGAGGCCCCGAAGGCCAGTCTCCTGGTCTCGGTCTTCAAAGAGCCACCGCTCAAAGTTCACAGACTCGGCCGCTAGATCCAGGGCCTCGTCCATGTTCTTGGAGTTGGAGATTACCTGGTAGAACTCATCTACGTTCAGCTTGGCCTTGTACTCCCGGTTGCTCTTGGTGGAACCAGCTTCAGCGAACTCCGCACCAGCGTCACCGGCGGCTTCCTCCTGGACCTGTCTGGGAGCCCTGGCGGCATCAGCGAACTCGTCATGGAGCTTGTTAGCTTCATCAGCAGGGGTCGCACGGCGTGAGGTGAGTTCATTGACTATGGCATCCTCGACGGCTTCTTCCGTGTCCAAGGTTTTGCCGTTCATGAACTCGGCCACCTCTTCCTGAATCCTGGCCTTCTCGGCAACAGTCTTCGCTCCACGCAGCTGCTTTATAGCCCTCACGCCAGCGAAGATAGGTTCAGTCAAGCCACCAAGTGCCAAGCCCTCCAGGGCGTTCTTGAAGCGTCCTTCAGCGTCCGTGTCAGAGTCCTTGGAGGACAGGTAGCGGGTGATGGGGTTGGAGAGTTCAGGGAATTCTTCGATGAGGTTGGACAGACGCTCATCATGTCCATCGAAGGCCACAGCGTCAGTGATTGCACCCTCGGCCATGCCACGGGCCAAGGTAGTGTACTTACTGGTTCCCTGGAGCACCTTGGCAGCTTTCAGGAGCTTACCGGCTCCCACGAACCCAGCAGCGAACTGGGAGACACCACGGGCCAACTTACCGTAGGCGGTGACGTTCTCCTTCATTTCAGGAAGACGCCAGTCGTTCTGCTCATCGATGACGTCCGTGCCCAGCTTGTTGTCCACCCAGTTAGCAGCTCCGTGGATGAAGTCGGAGGTTTCGTTGATGGCATCACCGACACCACCAATGATTCCCTTCCCGACATCCACCACGGTATCAAGGAAGCCAGGATCATCGGAGCTTACGTCCACGGAAACTTGGGGTGTGCTCTGGTCTATCTCTTGTCCATCTGTAGGGCCTACCCCCTGCTGCTGCTGCTGCTGCGAGATTGTACCCCGTTTGTTGGACAAGGCGATGAGGGTGGACATCGGGAGTCCACTCTCGGTCATCTGGTCTTTGTAATCCATATAGACTTACTCCTGCTTGGCCTGGTCTGCGCCTACTACCCGATTGTAAATCCGTATGAAGGCAGGATCGTCCACAGGCATCGGCTGGTACAGGCTCTGGTACATGTTCTTTCTGAAGTACTGATCCTGGGCGAGGATCACCTGATTGATGAATTGAGGGTCAAGATTGAGTTTGACAATCTCCTTGCCCAAGCGGGTGTTGACGGGGTCAGGGGAAGCCTTGAGTTCTTGATATGCTTCCTGCCACTCATCTAGGGACTGAATCCCAAAAAGCGGCTCTCTGGAAGCCTGTTCAACTATCGGAGGAGGAGGAGTTATGGTAGTCTTGGAGGGATTGTGGGTAGAGCCGGGAGCTTCAATGTCCCTCTCTCCATAGATCCCGTACTTGCTCTTTTTGATCACTTCCTCCACTGCCTCCATAGCCAGGAACTCGGCACGGGCTGCGGACAGTTCCCCCTTCCCGCCGCCTGATTCCTTCTCAATCTTACTCTTCAAGGTGAACATGACATCGGCGGCGGCCTGGAGTCCAAGCTGGATCTTCGGGTCACCGTACTGGTCCAGGGACAGGGTGTCCAGGTTCGAGTCTTTGACACCCGTCACCAACCGGAAGACCCGATTCTGCGCTTCACCAATGGTCCTTGCAACCAGTTTGTCATGAGCTGACTCGGAGGACAGGTGGAGGGAGAGAAGACGATCCACTTCTTTTCCATAGACCCGGACAGCACTCCGAAGATCGGCATCCGTGAGTTCGCCACGGGCGGCTTTGAGTTGGAGGTTCAGGAAGGAGGTACGCTTATCGTCGTCCCACTGACCGTAGCCCTCGTTGATCTCCCGTGAATTCTTGATGGCGTTGATCTTCGCCAGGACAGACGGGACCATGTGAGCCGGAACTCCTTTGGCTCGGAGCTGCTCGGCGTTGAGGTATTTCCCACTGATGGCCACATCGACCATGATGTCAGTCAGGGCTTTCTCCTGCTCTCGCTCTCGCTTGAGCCGGTCCTGCTCCTCCTGGGCGTCCATTTGTCTTTCGGCTTTGGTGATGTAGTCCTTGTACTCCGGGATGTCACCTAACTTACCCTTACCGAAGTCCAGGTTCTTGGCGATATCCAGGAGTTCCCTTCCGCCATTCTCATAGCCCCGCTCGGTAGCCTCTGCGGCCAGGGCCCTGAAGATGATTCCAGGGACGTCACTGTTCAGGACGCCATAGCTGGCAGCTTCCTGGGAGATCCTCTGGATGGCATCCTGGAGCTGCGGGATGATGACCTGTTCACGAACATCAGGGTCACTGAAGTTCACGTTGGGGTTATCAACGATGGAGGACAGTTGCTTGGAGGTGAGTTGGGTGAACTCCTGGGTGACACGCTTCAGGTTCTCCTCGGCAAAGTCCTTGACGTGCCGGTTGAGGATTGCAGCTCGTGCTTCCAGGGCCTCCTTGGTGAAGTTCTCGGCAAGGATGACCTTGTCGTCGTAGTCATCCAGTCCGTGCTTCTTGCGGAAGTCCCGCTCAAACTGATCGATGAACTGACTGACCTTGGCCGGATCGGTCTCGTTCATCAGGCCGTTCTTGGTGTAGGCGTCCTGGAGCTGAGCCTTGAAGTCCAGCCCAAGGGACCGCATACGGGCCGTTTCGTATCCCTTCTGCACCCATGGGTTCAGACCGGCGGCGTCGGGGTTCTTCTCGACGTACTCCTTCCAGGCCAGCCGGTTGCCGGTGGTTGGGTCGATAGCGGAGTTGGTGAATCGGGTTTCACCCTCAGCGAGGCTCTGCTCGATCTCCTTCTCCTGCTGCTTCTGGTGAAGCTCGGAGAGCGGTTTGTCGAACCCAGCGAGAGCCCTGGAGAGTTGCATCCAGGGGTTGGAGTACAGGTCGTCGGGTCTCTCGACGTAGCCAGGATGGGCTTCATTGTAGGAGTAGAGAGCTTCGGAGCGAATGGTGGGCTGGAGTCCTGCCAGCTCCCGGAGCTTCTCGATCTGGACGGTGGTCTTTTCAGGTTTCGGCACGAGTTAGCTCCTTACGGGGTCTTGGGGTGCTTCTTGTTATAGTAGTCCAAACCAGCCTGACCAATCTGCAAGGCACTAGCAAGATAGTTTGGTTGGTTCACAGGGCTGGTGATGTAGTTGTTCTGGGATTTCATCCGGGAGTCCCGGCGGTCCTGGTAACCCCAGATGGCGACCTCGGAACCGACACCGGACATATCAAGCTGCTGCTGGATGATGCTCTTCTTCTGTGCCTCGGAGCGATAGAAGTCGGCCATCAGGGCATCCAAGGCCATGCCAGAGGTCTCGCTTGAAGCCAGGGCCTGTCCCTGCTTCTCCAAGCGTTCCCTCTGGAGCCGCTGCTCTTCCTCGGCAGCGGCCGCCCTTTCCTGCATCTGCTTGATGCGCTCGGCGGTTGTGGATTCCACGAACTCCCGGTTCGCGCTCTCCTGGTTGAGCTCGGCAACACGGGCGTATTCAGCGGACTGTGCTTCCTGGTAAGCCTTCTGTGCGTCTGCTTGCTCTTTTTGAGCGTAAGTCGAAGCAACAGTAGACATGATTGCCAGGGCCAGTCCTGCTTCAGCTACTCCGCACATACAGGTAGCCTCCTTTCTAAATTGATGATGAAGGGATGGACAGGGACTCCACTGCCTTCGATATAAACCACATCGAGGAGCTTTGCGCCCATCCATCGGAGCCATCTGACATGCACTTCGTTTCGGGCATCGATATAATTACTGACGAATTTGTAGCCGTACTGTCCTCCGATGATGTCATAGAGGACTGTCTTGGCGTATCGAAGGAATGAGAAGGAGGGGAGATCGTTGGTGCAGTGCATCCAGATCGTCCCCACCTCTGGGGATTGTTGTTCAGGGACCACTCCCAGGATGGCGAACGGGTCACCTGTCTTGGGAGCTAGAAGGGTAAAACATGGTTTGGAGATCTTGTAGCCAAGAGAAAGGGACGCCATAGGTTCAAGCCCTGTGACGTCCCTAATTTCACGTTTATCTACGTCCCGTAGTCTGGGTTCAAGGTAGACAAGATCCTCGGCTACACTCTCCCTGACGTAGGGACAGTGAATCATAGATGGGAACTCCTGGAGTTGTAGAAGCCCTCCCACTCAGCCGATACGAGGTTGAACGGGAGTGGTGAATCGGAGCGGATCTCGATGTCCACCTGATCGTTCTTGGAGAGGATAGGGATGTTCATCGAGCCGGTGTGAAGGTTGATCTCTCCAAGGACGGCAGAGACCGTTCCCAGGACGCGACCAGAGAACGGGTAGACGCTGGCAGCTCGACCTCTCGGTGTGACCACAGCCTCAAAGTACCCAGTCTCATGGAAGTTCACCCTCATGGACCGAAGCTGGAGCCGCCCCTCCAGGATGGCCACTTGGCCTCCCTGTTTGGATTCCCGGAGGGTCGGTCTGGAGAAGACGTACCTGGAGAGGTACTTGATACCGATGTAGAACTTCCGACCACGCATGTCCTGGTTCAGGATCGTGATGGTGTTCTTCCCACCGGTACGATCCTCGGCCAGTATCTCAAAGAGGACACCAGCAGGATCGGGCCCACCGCCCCTTGAGATGATCACCGGCTCCATACCAGGATAGAGCGGGTAGGGAAGAGTGATGGTTGAAGTGTTCAGGGCATCATTATAGGAGATACCAAGGACTTCAGTCTCATCAATCTTCCGATCCATTTTGAACTCAAGGATGCCGTCCTGGTCAACATATCCTGACTCGATGTTCAGGCGTTCCAGGTACAAGCCGTCCGGGTACTGGATCAGTAGATGGACCACGGTGTTCATCGCAGTCATGCCGACAACCTTACCGGCGAAGACCCACTTGGACCAAGCAGACTGTATCTTGTCGTTGTTGTTCCAGAAGTACTTGTAGACGAAGACCTCATTCGGGGTGTTCTCACAGAGGACAAAGAGGACATCCTCGTTCGGGGAACTCACCAACTTGAAGATCTTCCCGCCGATGTACTGCGGCACATGAGCGGAAATGTCGGCGGCATCGTTGGTGTCGGTGTCAGGCATGGCGTAGTATTCACGGACGCCACCATACTTGCCACGGTCAGTGGCGAAGAAGACCGTGCGCCCTGCTGATACCGGTGCAGCCAGCATCGATGCGGAGAACTCGGTAATGGGCTTCACTGCCACGGTGGAGTTGGACAGGACGTCATCATGCTGCAACGAGAACTGGGTTGTCTCGGAGAACAGGATGAGACCACCAGAGAACGGGGTGGCGTGTTCCAGGGCAGAGACCTTGGTGTGACTGGCTGCGACGTCCACCGGATCGGAGTCCACCATCGTGGTCACCGTCTTGGGCCAGAACGTGAAGAACTCGCCCACGGACGACATGATGACGTTCTCCCTGGAGAGGAACGCCAGCCGGTTCTTGTAGAAGAAGATGTTATCGATCTGACGCCCCACGAAGGAGGGCTCCGGGGCACTATCCTCATCACCGCATATCCTGGGAGTCCAGTCGAGCTTTTTGAAGACGAACGTCCCGTCAGCCTGTCGGATCAAGGCGTGAGGCATTGTGGTGGCGTCGAACTGGTGCTTGATGCCCTGCTTCACTGTCTCCAGCCAGACGCCATTGTCGAAGGTTGCATTCGGGTTGTTCGGGACAAACTTGACATAGTAGTTGTCGAAGGAACTGGAAGCATCCCCCTCCACCTCAACCACGAAATCTTTGGGGGCTACGATAGGAAGATCAGAGAACTTCTGAACCTTACCTTTGATGCAAACCATGTGCGTGTTGGATCGGGAATCTTCAGCTCTAACTTGAAAATCCCATCCATCTTTTCGCTGTATCCAGATAGTGGAGTGAGATAGAGAGATATTAAAATCACTTCCGATAGCCGTCTGCATCTGACTCGCTAGGTTGGCAGCAATGGCCGTGGATTGCACCAGTTCTGTGGTCTGGGTAGGTGTGGTAACGGACCAAGAGACTCCATCCACCTCGATCTTGTAGGTCGTCCCGTAGCTTGCCTGCTTGATGAAAATCAAGGCTTCCGGCCCACGGTTGTGCGTGAGGTCCGGGCTCATCTGTACCGTCTTGGTCTTGTTCAGAATGAAGGTGTAGTCGTTGATGGTCAGTGTGGAGATTTTCGTGTTCGGATCGGTGGTGTTGAGGTAGTTCTTCCCATCAGGGAAGCTGACTGTCTTCTGGACACCGTTCAAGTCGAAGACCTTCAGGTCTCCATCTGTGATCAACAAGATGTACTGCTCGTTCTCATCCCGGTTGATCAGATGGGTGAAACCTTTGGTCACCTCCCCGGTCACCAGCTTGGTGAGATGCTTGGTTGCCTGACGGCGTTTCAGAAACTCCACCACGCTGGGATAGCAGTTCACCACCTCCTCGGCCTGCGTGGGGAGGCGAATGGTGTATGGCTGTTGGGAGACACCATTGATCAGGTTCGGGATGGAGGTGGATACAAGGTAACCACTGGACATTACCACCTCCGTAGGACGTCAAGAGGACGCCAGCCAGTCAGCCTCTGGGATGTACCGGCGAGGATGTTCGGACGATCCTGCATCCGCTCTTCAGCCATGAGGGCAGCTCTGGCACGGGCCTCATCAACGGTAAGGAAGTCGTGGAGATTACCAGAACCGACAGCACGATCCTGGAACAGACGCGCAGCACGGAGCACGATGTACCGCCGTGCAGTCTCTGGAAGTTCCTCAAAAGGTAGCAGGAAGGTGATCGTGGCGTACAAGGTCTCGGTGAACTTGTAGGTGTGGTTGGCTCGGTCATAGAGCCGCTGACCACGCATGACCACATCGAGCGGGTTGAAGGAGTCCCTGAAGTGGACCCGCACCGTGTTCGTGGGGAGGATGATCTCGTTGTCCAGGTTCGGGACCAGGGGATAGTCATCTTCCGTGTTCCAGTTCCACCCTTCCGTCTGTACTTCCGTGGACACCTCTTTGAGCGTGTTGATAGCCAGAACGACGTCGTGGGTGGGCTGCTCATCGAGGGAGTTGATGGGAGACTCCCCGATGGACGAAAGGATAGTGTTGACGGCCTCCAGTTCAGTGGTAGGCGTCGTGAGCATCAGGGAAGGCATTCCTGTAAATCCTCCGTTTCATTATGGAAAATCGAAAAAAAAGGGAGGCCACCCGGATGACCGGACGACCTCCCTGTAGGAATGTTTAAGCGGCCTTGCTGATCTCGATGGCGCAGGAAGGACGCAGGATACCGTGACCCATAGCGTACTTCGCCACCATCAGAGTGCCCTGATACACGACGTTGAAGTCAGCACCGGACTTCTGGACAGCCAGATCCTTCAGCTTCACCGTTCCGATGGCTTCCTTCTGGAGGGCCACAGCGACAGTGTCGGTGAAGTCACCGCTGTAGGTGTTGTTCTCACCGGGCACAGCGGAGACCACGCCAGTGGGCACGTTGTTGGACTTCACGATCTGAACGCCAGCCACCTTCAGGACCGTACCATCAGCGTACACACCGGAGCCGCCCCAGTCACGGTTGATGACCTTGGTGGTTTCGGCCAGCAGGTAGTACTGGGCAGGCTTCACGATGACGCAGCGTTCCATGTCCGGGACGTCCTTCTCGTCCCAGGTCTGGGCGCACTTGAAGATCAGGGATGCCAGGACCTCGCCATCGGTGTGAGCGGCTGTGTTCTTGAGGACCGTACCGCCGGGTTCGTCGTCGATCAGACCAGCGGAACGAGCGGCGAGGATGCCCACACGCATGGTCTTCTGGTCGAAGGCACGAGCAAGGGCGGCACCAAGCTGCTTGCTGTACTCCTGGCGAACATCGAAGTGGTTCTTCGCGTCGTCCAGGTCATAGATGAACACATCAGCCAGGAGCAGGTCATCGATGTTGATGACACGCTCATGCTGCTTGATCTGGTTGGAACCAAGGACCGGCGTACCGGGGGTATGGTAACGGGCAGCAGCCTTACCCATCACCACGAACTGGGCAGACTTACCGTGAGCGATGGTGCGCACACGATGCAGATCCTTCATGACGTTGGTCTCGTCGAAAGCGGTCAGGACTTCACCAGTGAAGACCTTGAGGAACATGGCGTTGTCCAGTTCGTAAGTACCACCTACGCCATTGATCCAACCAGGATTAGAACGGATAGCATCAGCCATAGAGCATATCTCCTGTGTGTGAGTTTTGTGATGTTATTGGTGTTGTAGTTGGTCGAGGTAATGAAGAAGACGGGCAGTATCATCCTTGTCCAGGCAGATGCCGCCCTGGTCATTCACCCAGGCACTAGGAAGGTTTGGAACTGGGATTGGAGTCCGGGGTGCGTTTGAAACGGCGCAAGAACTCACCAGCAGGGTCAGCATCAATACGATCAGCTGATGCTTGAGCCTTCCCCTTCCGGAATGTCTCGACCAGGAAGGTGAGGAGGTCGGCCAGGAGTGTGATGAGCTTGAGGACTCCATTCATCCCTACTCCTTGGCCCTCTTGGTCAGGATGCCAGCCAGCCACTCGATGGGCTTGTAGAGCTTGGCCACAATCTCATCGTCCTTCGGCGTGGGCGTCAGGTTGACGATGGCAACCGCAGCGGCGTGTATCGCAAGCAAAGCGGCGGCGATGGCATCACCGTTGGTGGTGATCCATTCAATGAAGGCCATGATGTCTCCGTGATTTTAAGGGTTGATCAGAAGACGTCGGAACGAGCGAGTTTCATCTCGACGTCACGAGTGTAGGCAGGATCTTTCCCGTAGCGGGAATCCTTCATGGCAGCGACGACCTCAGCAGCGGAGCGGAAGACGTCAGTCTTGGTAGTAGTGGAACGAGCGTTGCCTCCGATTAGGTTCGGCTCGGCTTGTGCGTCGTATCGAGCCTTCAGACCAGCGACGGCGAACTTGATGGCCTTGATGTCACCAGATGCCATGATGTTGTTGTAGGCTTCGATTTCATCCGCATTCAGGTTATCAGCCGCCCATTGAGTAAGGGCCTTGTAGGCTTCAGGTCCACCTACGGTTCCTTTAATCTCGGCTTCCTGTTCCTTAGCGATGGTCACATTGACCTTCGCACCAGCGAGGTACTGCTCGACCAAGGGCCGGGGGAACCCAGCTTTCTCAAGTTTCTGGAAGGACTCCTCGGACAGAGTACCGGATTCAGTGAACTCCCTCGTAAAGTCGTCCATGTTCAAGCCAGCGGCTTTCAGCGTACTGGCAACAGCGTCAGAAGAGGACTGATCCCCTTCCTGATCAGGTGAAGGTGTATCGTTACTCCCTTCGTCCTGGGGTTCATTCCCATCTACCTGATTAGGTGTATGGTTGTCACCTCCATCATCAGCAGCAGCAGCAGAAGGAGCCGCATTAGGGTCGTTCGGACCGGTTTCTTCATAGGGAGCCTCGATGGTCATGCCTTCGTTCGGATTCTGGGTACTCATGGCCTAGAAGTCCTCCTTGATGGTTCCATCAGGGAGCTTGGTGATCTTCGGACCTTTCGCCTGACTGTTGGCTTCAGTAGTCGCCTTCTTACCGGGGTTGGAGCGCACCGCCTTCGGGGCTTCCTTGGTTTCAGGGTTCTTGATGTCTTCGCTCATGTGATTTCATCCTTGTTGGTTTTGTTGGCCCATCATGGCAGGGCCAATCTGTTTGATTACCTCTGGACCCAGCTTCTCGATGAGGGACTGTATTTGTCCCTGCTGGTCCTGCTGGGCGAGAGCGTCCTGCGGGATCAGGAGACCCTCGATGTTGATTCCGATTGCTGAAGCAAGTCGCGTGATAGCGTCGTCCGTGTTGACCTTCCGCATGAAGCCTTCCGGGCCCAGGAGCTGCTGGATTGCCTGGAGGAGTTCCATCAGCTTGGCCTTGTCGTTCCCTCGGCCCAATGCATCGAAGCCAGTGATGACCGTGGGGCGCACCACTCCCTTGGGCAGGGGTGGCAGCTTCTTGGCCTTGGTCAGCTTGGCGATGCGATGCTGGATGTACGGGAGCTGGAACTCCTGGGAGATGACCGTGTAGACGCCACCAAGAGCAGTCTCCAGTTCACGGGCTACGGCGCGGATCTCCTCGGCGGTCACCCTCTCTGCGTCTCTTCGTATCCCATCAGTCATGAGGAAGGAAGTCTTCAGCCGGTCAGAGATCATTTGCGCGGTCTCCAAGGCAACCCTGAAGTCCGCATGTTTCTGAAGCTGAAGAACACTGACCTCGTTTGCGTTGCCTTCAAGGACGTCCCCGTTCCCGGCTTCGGCCACAGCCTTGAGCCTTGTGGTCCCATTGGGAGCAACGAACAGGAGCACCTTGGCAGACGCAGCAGATCCCTCGACGATGGCTTGCATGAGAGCCTCAAGGGACTGGAGGTCACCCAGGAAGGGTTCAACGTAGGAGCGCCCGTAGTTCTCACCAGCGATGTGGTACATACGGACGGGAATCCAGGGACAGGCATCCAGGGCGTAGTAGCCCAGCGTTCCAGGGATCGTCTTGCCCCGACACTCCTGATAGACTTTCCACTTTTTGGGAGTCCGAATTATGTGGGTGAAGATGTCCACTTCGGTGTCCTTTCCCGGCGTGTTGCTGCCGGACGTTTCAGTCTGGCCGGTGATGTCAGAGAGACTGGACAGGAAGTCAGGCGGGAGAGTGTTGGGGTTGACGGTCTCGTGGACGACCATCTCCACAGGGGTGCCCATCGGGTCACGGGCAACGACGAACCGGGACAGCGGAAACATACGCAGCCCGTTATCCTTGTCGTCGTAGTAGAGGACGTTGCCTCCGATCAGGAGATGGAGATTCCCTTCAAAGACGACCACACGATCCCCGGTGGACTCGATGTCACCAAGGACCGTCTGCTCACAGCGGGACAGGGCCTTGTCGATCTTCGATTTCCATTCCGGGTCCACCTCGGATTGCTCCTTCTCGTAGAGCATGTTGTCCACCCGAAGGCGAAAGCATGGCTCGTTGGGAGGGAGCATCGTCAGGAGGAGCTTGGAGGCGAGGTTGTTGCATCCATTGGCTCCGATGGACTGGAAAGTGGAGCGGAGTCTCTGACCGTTGGCCTGATCGTCAGGAGGGATCAGCGATGGGATGGTGAGCTTGGAGCATTCCCTGGCTCGGTCTAGGAAAGGCTGCCTGTCGGATTCAAGTTCATGGTAACGTGCTTCAGCCGGACCTTTGGTGTAACCTTGTTTGGACACCTCTTACCTCCGGCTATTGTGGTTATCTGGGAATGGACAGACCTCCACTACCTCCGCCCAGGTTGAGATCGATCCTCAAGGCAGAAGTGCCAGACTTCTTGGCCTTCCGTTCTTTGGTGCGTTTGGCTTGTTCGTTCATGACAGGAGCTTCAGCAGTAGGTTCAGGCGGCGGGGGAGCTGGAGTGTAGATCGGGTCAGGGGCTTTGGTGACCTTAGGCTTGGAGCTAGAGCACATGCCGGTTTGATCCTCCTATTAGGGTTTATTGAAGATGGATGTCAGAGGAAGATCATCACTACCAGTCAGATCCTTTGCAGCTTCCTGCTGGAGCTTGAACTGATGCTTCAGGAATTTGATGATCTTCTGCTGACCAACATCGATCCAGATCTTCCGGTCTGAATCGGTGATGTCAGGACACTTGTCAGGGAAGAGAGACTCCAGTGCATCGATGAGATCTTTGGAGATTGGAGGGAGCTTTATGTCTGTCATATTAGTAATTAGTCCTATTAGTCCTAAAACCAGTGTTAATTATGATATCCACGTGAAACGTTGGTTCAATGACGCCAGGAAAATCCCGGTTTTCTCGTCTTTGTAACCGGGAAGATCCTGAATATATCGCCCTGTTTTGATTACATTGACTCGTACCAGGATCGAATCAGGGACATCATCTAGTTCGTAGGATGTCCACAACCAGATGGGCCGCTTGGCCTCAGAACAGAAATCGAGGAGTGCTGCAAGCTCCTTCAGATCTTGGTCGAGAGGCTCACCTCCCATAATCCAGATTTTATCAGTAAGTGGAGTCTTCAATCGCTGCATGAGGTGGCGATCTGTGACCTGATACCGCCAATCGTTACCCTGGTTGAAATCCCAGGTCTCTGGGTTGTGACAACCAGGGCAACGGCGGTTACAGCCAGCGAGATACACCTCAACAGCACCGTGCTCCAAGGTGAAGTCGGTGGCTATGATGTTCACGTTCAGATGCTCCTGTAGAACTTACGGTTCGGCCAGTCGTGTTTACGTCTGGTGTAATTCCAGTGTTTCGTGTTTGTGAGGAATCCAACAACACGGGTGAACACTTCCATGAGAGCACCACAGGTCGGACAGGCAGGGGTATCATGCCCGACCACGGACATACCGTGACCGTTGGGACATTTCCCAAGGGCGTAGTTCACCGCCCAATAGACCACACCGTTGAGGGCACACCACTTGATGAGACCGGCCAGCTTCTCCCAGGAGGATATCTGTTCGTTTACGTTCAGGTGGCAGATGGCCCCGCCAGTGCAGTGGGAGTCGAACATGCCCTGGAGCTTGATGCGCTCCAATATGTCGGCCTTGGAAACCAAGGGGATGAACTGGTTGGAGTAGAACGGAATGTCCTTCGGGTTGTAGCCGCAGATCTTGTCCTTCTGGGCCAGTTTCACGGAGGACGATTCACCGGGGACCTGTTCCATGTTGTGCGGGTAGCCGTACTTCTTGGTCAGCTCGGTGTTCACTGTGTTGATCGTGTCGAGGATCTTCCTTGCGAACCCCTGCCCCTCCTCGGTGAGGATGTCGTAGCCAAGAGCCTGACATGCCTCGTAAAGGCCGGTGAAGCCGCAGGTGGAGAACTGCTTCTTCAGGTCCATCAGGCCCAGCGTGTAGAGCGGCAGAGAGCCACGCTTGATGCGTTTCCCGATGAAGGTCCGCTTGGCGTGATTGATCAGGCCTACTCGACGGACCATGTGCTCCAGCTCACGCAGGAAGGCTTCAGCCGGATCTATCGCATCACCCTCGGTCAAGGCGAGTTCGGTATACTCCATCGTCTCCTGGGCTAGTCTGGGAAGGTTCAGCGTGACCACGCCCAAGCTGCCGATCTTCGTACCTCCAGCCCCGAAGGTGTTACTGTACCCAAGGGACTCGAGGTCGGAACGAAGGCGGCAGCAGGAGGATAGCGTCGAGGTCTTCCCGCAGTAGATGTTGATGTGACCGAAGGACAGGTTCTCCTTGGCAATCAGCTCCAGGAACTCCTCGTCCTGGATCTCGTTGTCGTCGTTGATGGAGAAACAAGCGGTCAGCACAGGGAACGTGATGGGGTCACGCTGGAGGGTTTCCCGGTAGGCTTCCAGGAACCACTCCTGCACCTTCACGATGGTGTCGATACTCGGGGCCACGCCGTTGATCAGGTAGGCCGGGGCCAGCTCCTCCAGGAACTTCCGGTCATAGATCGACACGTTGGTAAACGGGGATTGATTCCCACGGAACTCCCAGTTCAGCGTGTAGATCAGGCTGGTCAGCAGTTCCTTGACGTAGGTCTTGATGTGAGAGACCTCGATCTTGTGGTCCCTGCCGGTCTCGTAGATCCGATCCACATACCAGGACGCCACGATCAGGAGGTCAGCCAAGCCGGTGGCTCCCAAGGTCGAGTTCGCAGCGTACACCGTGAACTGCTCGATCTGGCGAAGGAAGGAAGAGAGGCCCTTGGCTGGCTTGATGTCCAGCCGGCTGCCCATCTTCAAACCCTCCAAGGCGATGTCGTAGGTGCTGTAGTTGAAGCAGTACGGACGCCCGATGTCCCAGACGTCGTTGATGTAGATGGCTCCAGCGAGCTGATCGATGATGACCTCATCCGCAGTCTCGATGTCCTCCAGTTCCCGGATGGTCTTCCAGAGGTTGTAGTAGGAGTTCAGCTTCATCAACGGCTTGGGGACTTCGTAGTTGTAGGTGATGACGTCCCGGCCTGACACGTTGGCGTTGGCATCCACGGAATGGTCGGCCGTGGGCTTGTCGGTATAGTTGAAGAAGAGCTTGCTGGACTGATGGAGATCGAGCTGGCTACCGATCCCATCGATCTCAAAGAGTTCAGCGGGAAGGGCAGCCTTCAAGGTTTCCATCAGCGTTACGAACTCAGGATCGTAGCTGATGTGGATGTTCATCAATCTGTAACCTCCGATCTCATGTTCTCCCAGTAATGAGCCTCGGTAGTGGAACCAGCATATAGCCCGTCAGTCCCATCCTGGAACACGGGTATGTAAATGTCCAGCTCATCGATGATGCCGGGGAGGTTGGAGCGGAGCTGCGCCTCCTTGCGGTCGATCACCTCCAGCGGGAACTTCCCGTCATCACGACGAGCGATGCAGGTGGCCTTGTCGGTGATGATGTGGACCCCGATGATCTCGTAGCCGAATTCGACAGCGGCCTGACGCCAGCGACGAATGTACTCGGCGCGGGTGTGGCATTCATCGATAACGACGTCGAAGCCACGGGACATGAGGGCACGGGCCTGAGTGTAGGTCCAGGCGTGAACCATGGGCTCGATAGCTCCGTAGAAGATATGACCGAAGGCTTTACGGATGTCGTCAGGACATACGACCTGGACCCCGTAGTCTTTGACCAGATTGTTGACGTAGGTGGATTTCCCCGAGCCGGGGATGCCGATCATGAGGTAGAGTTTCTTGGACA